GGGCAAATTCAAGGGAACATATTGACTTTAAAGAAAATAAACTATATGGTGATGCTATTCTCAAAGCAGACTATAAAACACCCGAAGAATATAGAGAAGGTGAATTTAAACTATATGCTCGCAAAGACGATAACCTAAACATGGTGATGAGTCTTGGGGATGAAACAATCAACTGGCTAATTGATACTGAAAATGAAGAAGAAATGTTTGACCTCTTCGGTGCGGCAGGTAAATATCCCGCCGAGGTTGCCCAAAATACCGATAAAGAAAAATTGGTAGATGGTGGCAAAGTGAAATTAGGCATTCAAAGAAACGGCTATCACGAATACTTCTTGGACGGAAACAAATTTGAAACCAAGTTTCATGTGCGATACCTTCCCGTTGGTGATGAAAAGATGTGGCTAGCATGGACGGGCTACAAACAAAAACCAGCAGACAAAGAAGGTGATGAGGGATTGTGGAACATCTATGACGACAAGTTCTCAAAGGAAAAAATACCGAGATAAACATGGTCTTTATATACCAGTTAGAACAACGAAGGTGTGTTGGAAATGTCCCTCCTACTAAAGAGAGAGCAACCACAGGATTTTAGAATACTCAAAAGTCAAGACGATTTAATGATTGGGGGATATGCAAGTATTGAAATCGTTGATAAACAAAATGACTTAATCACACTCAAAGCACTTAAAGAAGCAGTAAATAAATATATGGAGAACCCAAAGTTTAGAAATGTAATGACAAATCATTCAAATGTTCAAGTTGGGGAAGTTGTAAAATCATACCGAGACAAAACTGGAAAGTTATACAAAACAGAAGTTGATGATGTCGGATTCTTTGTAGTAATTAAATTAAGAGACGACATAGAAAAAGCAAAGGAAATTAACCGAGGAATTAGAAAGGGTTCATTAAGGTCATTTAGTATTGGAGGACAAGCAATTCAAAAGGTTAAGAAAAGCCATCCCGAATTAGGCCAATATAATGAAATTAGTAAGTTAGAATTACACGAAGTCACAATTTGTGAAAAAGGAATTAACCCCGAAGCAAGATTTGATATTCTAAAACAAGACAAAAAACAGGTGAAAAACATGAGCAAACTGGAAAAAGCACTGGAAGAGTTAGACGCATTGATGAATGAAGTTAATACGCTCCGAAAGGAAGAAGAAGAAGATATGGGCAAACTTGCCGAAGAAGACAAGATGATGTCCCAAAAAGACAAGATGATGTCTGAAAAAGACAAGATGGCCGAAAAGATGAAAGAAATGGACAAACTTGACGAAGAAGAAGACAAGATGGCCGAAATGATGGACACCGATATGGAAAACAAAGCCTATGTTGCTACGCTTGACGGGGCTGGTGTTGAAATCGGTGAACCTGCTGACAGAATCATTATTGAAGGTGGCCGACCAAAGGCTTCCGATATGCCAGTGGTTAAGGCTTTTGGAAACAATGAATTAGAAACCCTTGATTTGAGCGTTGGAAACATTGAGAAGGCTTACGAGGCTTTCCGCCAAGAGCAACTTGAGAAGTTGGCTTACGACAACCTCCAAAAGCAATTTGCCGCACGATTTGAGGCTGAAAAGGGAACCCGTGAAAACATTCTCGCAAAGCAACAATATGATGCACAAAGCGAAATTGCCTCTCTTAAGAATGAATTTACCGCACTTCGCAAGTCTTTGACTGCCGAGAAGGAAACAATTCTAAAGGCTCAAGAAGAGGCCGCTATCAAACTCCCATCTATGGATGAATTGTCCGAAATGTCATGGAATGACATTCACAAGATGGCATTTGGAGGAAACCTTTGAGGTGATGAACATGGTAGGATATATTAACACTATTGCAGATTTAGAAGCACAAACATACGGATTAAGTTCTCTTGGGGCAAGCAATATGCTCCTTAAGACGGCTGGAACCGTTAGCGGTATTCATGGTGGGCATGATGCCGCAACTCAAACCTCCCCAACATCGGGAATTACTGGAAATCTATACCAAGTCCTTTTCGGGCAAAAGGTATGGTCAATGCTTAACCGTGAAGTGAACGCTCTTTCCGTTATGTCAAAGCGTCCTTACACTTCAAGCGGTTGGAGAGTCCTTTCAAAGCGTCCTGCTGGTGGAACGGGCAATACGCATTCTTTTGCCAAGACAGGAACAGATTTAGTAGGAACAGATACACCAAGAATTGATAGTATCGGTGGTGTGCCTGAAAACGCTTCGCTTTCAACTGCCGGTGATGGTTTGATTGCTATTGCTCCCGAATACTCCACGCTCTTTATGAGTCCAAAAATCGTTGCTCATCAGTTTGATTTCAGCGAGTTGGCTATGGAAATGGCTCAAATTGACGATGGAATTGGCGATATTAGAGCGCAAATGCGTGAGGATATGGGCAAGCACCACGCTGAATCCCAAAACCTTATGATTTTGTCTCCACTTGAAGCCTATGGTGATACTGGCGCAACAAATGGCCCTGCGAACATTTTGAGAAATTACACTTCTCTTTACAAAATCGTTTCGTCTGCCGAAGAGCAAGACCAAATGGCCGCAGATTCATTCTTCGCCGCCTCTGCTAACGATAACACCGTGAGCCACATTTACGGAACTAATCGTGATAATGCCTCTTTCCTTGATGCAGTCGTGAACGGAAAAGACAGTTATGCTTCGGGTGGTTCTCGGCCATTTACTTTGAGCATTCTTAACGCAACTCTCCGTGAATTGCGACAGAACGGTGGTTCTCCAAAGGTTATTCTTACTGGATATGATACCCTTCAAACGCTCTCCGACTTGTTGCAGAGCCAAGAGCGATTTATGGACAGAAAGGAAATTGTGCCAACCGTGAACGGTGTTCGTGGTGTTAAGGGTATGGAAGTAGGTTTCCGTGTGGCTACTTATTACGACATTCCATTGATTCCAGTCGCTCAAATGCAAAGCACTTCGGCTGATTCGGGAACGATTTCAGATATGCTTTTGCTTGATACTGACCATCTTTGGATGGCGGTTATGAAACCAACCCAATACTTTGAAGATGGTATTTCAAACGGAAACCCCTTCGGTGTTGGACAATTGGGCAACCGAGCAATTTACCGCACGATTGCTGAATTGGGCTGTTCATACTTCAAGGGTCAAGGCAAGATTGTTAATCTTAAGTGAGGTGTTTTAAATGACAAACACTGTAAATTTGGTCGCAGACCATAAGGGTTTTACAAAGCCTAAAGCCGTTGCAGACGAATATGTTGTTATTGGGGATTGCGATATTACGGCATATAGAACGGGAACAACCGCTACGGCGGCTTCTCAAACTATTACTGCTTCCGCATCAGCAGACACCTATACGAGAGGCGCAGGAAGTTATTTGACGGATGGATTCGTTGTTGGCGACCATATCGTTATTGCGGGTTCAGCGACAGCAAACAACAATTTGGTTTCTTTGATTGAATCCATTACTGCCACTGTTATTACGGTGGATGATGGATATGGCGGGAGTCTTTCGGACAATACAGGTGGTGGAGATGAAGTTATCACCCATGCAGGTGAAAAAATTCTTGCTTCCTCTTTTGGTTTAGACACTATTAGCCATGTTGAAATTGTTGGACAGGAATTCCATGATAATAATTTCATTATTGGGGATATTAGTGCCGATAAGTCTTTCTTTTACCTCTACTGTTATACAACGGGTTCTGCTGGATTGTTGTCTGCAAGCCTTCAATCTGGCAATATCGGTAAAGTGCGACTTAAAATCACTGGAAACCTTTGAGGTGTTAATTTGGCTCTAGTCAAATTTTCCGATGTGTCTAACATCGGCAGATTAGAAACACCCTTTGGTTTGCTCCGAAGAAATGCAGAGTTAGAAGTGGGAACAGGATGGGCTATTGCTAAAATTGGTGATAGAAACCTTATGTTCACTTTTGTTGAGTCCGATAGAGAAGCCTTAACAGAAACAACTGAAAAACAATTAGTGGTTCTGCGAAAGCAACTTAAAGAAGACCTTCCTGATGCTTCTGCATTATGTGGTTTATTGCTTCCAAAGGTAAAAAAACCTACGGTTAAGAAGAAGACGACCAAAAAGATTTCTTCTGCTCTGAAAGAGTAGGCGGAAAGCATAAATATGCCCTCCCCAAGTGAGGGAATGAAGAGAGGTTATGCGTATGCCACAATGCCGTTCAAGTGGAGTCAAGACAGCCAATGCCGCAATTTTTGCCGGACAGTGCAGATTGATTTCAATACATGCTGTTCTTACAGGAACAAAGCCAACAACGATTAAGGTTTTTGACAACGCTTCTGCCGCAAGCGGGACAGAATTAGCGAGAATGATTGTTGCTCAAACTGACCCCGCCGACCCTGCCGCAAGAACAGGCCCGGAAATGGCAGAATTTGACATGCATGGTGTTTTGGCTACAAATGGTTTATTCCTTAGCATTTCTTCCGGTACAGGAGAAGGTGCGGCAGTTTCCGTTGAATTTAATTAAGGTGATATAATGGCGGCTCTTAATCAAGACACTCGCTTAGTTATGACTATTCTCTTTGTTGGTGCATTAAGCGGAACAAATGTTTGGGCTTATGCGGCATTTGGAATGAATTTTCCATATGGTCCATTGGCCCATTCTGTTCTATTTGGCTTAGGAACGATTGGTGCAATCATGGTAATGAAAGCAATATTTGATTTGTCTCTGAATGATAGGATTGAAATGTGGCTTCTTGACCGTAAAATTGCAGCATATTGGGAAAGAAAGGCAAGAGACGAGCAACAAAAAGTTAAAATGCGAGAAAGCGCAAAGCAATTTACAAATTCGCCTTTCGCATATACACAGCCCGTTGAAGCAGAAGATAATACTCTTGGGACAGAGTTCTTAGCCACACTACAATGAGGTGGTTAAGTGGTTTTTGGAGATTTGATGGGTTTTTCCGATTCGGATTACGCATATAATCAACAAAGGGCGCATTCTGCTGACATCTTCTTTTTGAAGATGAGGGCTTGGTTTTGGGGTTCTTGTGCTGGACTTGCAGGTTTCCTTGTTGGAAACATTCTTGGTGTTTTTGATATAAACATCATGGGCTTTCTGTTTGACACTTTGTTAAACGGGTGGGGGCATTGATATGTGGTTTGATATTTTAAAGATGCGCAACATAAGGAATTTAAGCGATGCTAAAAGGCTGGCTCAGGATTATCTTCCTGAAGAGTTATACAACGATATGCTTATTTCTGAAAAAGAATACCAAAAGTTATCAGATAAGGATAAACTTAGACTACACTATAAATTATACAATTTTCTTACAAACAGAGGCAAAGAATATTTACCCCCAGAATTAAAAGAAAAAATTCCTTTTCATAGAAAGATGCAAGGAAGATTAGAAAAGGAAAGTGGGTTCTATACTTCTATACAACCAAATGAGGCATCTATGAAAGAGCGTAGAGGAAGGCCAAAGAAGAGAAACATATAGAGAATATTAGGCGGTTAAATTGAATGTCATTAATGACAGGCTTTGCCATCCTTGTCGGTGAAGCAATTATAGGATTCTACAAAAAAATTCATGCAATTAATTTTGGAGTTTATGGAGCAACAATGGTCGGAAAAACAACACTAAGCCATCAATTAAGAACGAGAGGAGAGGTTCCACAAATACAGGAAAGAACAGTTGGAAGACATAGAGCATCAAGAAAAAACATTAAAATTGACGGAACATCCCATACAGTAAGAAGCGCAGATATTGGTGGAGAAGCGATTTATTGGAAAGAATGGGAAAAGGATATGCAAAATAGAAGAGTCAAATATATTATATTTATGATTGACCACAGACATTTAGATAGCACTTCAAATTTAGACCATCAATTAGCATGGAAATTTTTAGTAGATACAATCGTTTCAAATACATGGTCAAACGGTAAAAAGAAAAGAGACTCGGATTTTCCTATGGCAATTGGTATTTGGGCAAATAAACATGACATATGGGGAAAGAAATATCCATTGAATGAAGGGGAACAAATGGATAAGCACGAAATATTTGAGCCATTTGCCTACGGAATGAGAAAACTAAACGACAAAGGAATACCTTGTTTTAAGTATATTGTATCAGCAAAGTCGGAACCCGAAATGGTTTATAGAGGAATTACCACAATGATAAAGGATTACTGATTATTATGTATCAACAACAAATTATAGGACAGAACGCACCAACGCAATTCAACCCCATGTTGAATCCGATTGAACAGGCAAGAACAGCAGGGCAGGTAGTAGAATACCAGTTTATGAATATTAAACCAAAAAAGAAAGAAAAGGAATTGATTAAAGTTCTTTTACCTGAACCCAAGTCTTTTCTTTTCTTTAGATACGGTAAAAAGTTTAATCTCAAAGACCGTTGCATTGTCTGTGGAATGCATCATTTATGGGAACAGGGAGACTACCTACGACCCCCTATTCCACTGGAAAGAGTAATTAAAGGGCGACCTTTGAAGGGAACATATTGTCCCAAACACGCATCAATGTTCAAGCAATTAGAAATGCTTGAACAACAAATTCTTGCTGAAAAACATGGATTAGACTTTAAGGCTTTTAAACCACGAATGCCAAAAGCCCTATCGGGGAAGCCCCTCACCCACCTTAGCAAAAACGAAGTGGCTTCTCTTACGGCGGCAGGTTATTTTATTAAGCCACCCACCTTACAGGATAACAGGTCGGCCACTAATGAGGCCATTGAGTTGGTCGGACAAATCAATATTTTGACAGATAGGTTAAACTATTTGATGATTCAAAATGGAGTAAAAGCACCAGAACAACTTGAAACGGAGGAATAAATATGGGGATTTTAGGAACAAGCAATAGGACTGTTTTAGGAGCAGTTCAAGCACAGAACGACCAGCAATTTAAGAATGTAAATAATTTACTTTCTTTGCAGGATAATCATGTAGAGGAATTTTTTCAATATCATGGTGAAATGTTTTTGGCCGCATTAGAACAATTAATGGAAGATGTGGTTCAAAGAACAGTTTCCAATATGTTGAGTAAATTATCATTTACGAACAATGCTGGAACAATGACAGTCAATCAAGATACTCTGCAAGAATATCAAAAAATTACTCAAGAAAATATTGATTTAGACATTCAAAAGATTCTTGGTGCGGCCATCAATAGCGAAGTTATTATGCAAAGAAAGATGGCGAAGCAACAATACCTTGAATCGCAGGGCTTTGGTGGAGGGCAACAACAACCTTCAACAGGCATGGCAATCGCTGGAATCACAGGGCAAACTCAACAATACCAGCAAGTTCAAGGGGCCGTAAATAACGGCTCAGGCTATCCTGTTCCACCTTCGGGAACGGATGGCTATGGTCGCCCATATTGGATAGACGCTCAAGGGCAGATGTCATATGAGCCTCCATCAAGTGGACTTCATTTAGGTGCGGCACTTCAAAAGGGTGCGGCTTGGGCTAAATGGTTAATGTGAGGCGTTTAAATTGGAATATCAGATTTCTTGGCTTGGGGGTAGTACATTTATTATTCCCAGAGATAAAGGCGTTGTTAAACAAGGAATTGAAAGATATATTACTGCCACCGCAAGAGAGCATGATACGCTGAATATTGAAATGAATAAGACCTTAGATAATATATTTGATAGCCTAGATGTTGACCAAGAAGAAGATTTTAAACAAATTTTAGCAGAGATTATTCAAGAAATTATAAACAATAAAGAGATTTCTTATGCTTTCTATAAAAAAGATAATGTTGCTTGGAGCGAATATTTAAGAGCAAGAACTGGCGACAAAGAAACAAAAGAAAATTTAAGAAGAGTTTTAGATAACTATGCTAAACAGACCACTCTTTATGAAGTATTCACCGGGTCTAACGATTACCAAAGAATGAAAGGATTTTCTATGTTTAAATTTGGGAGAGATATGGAAAAGACCCCTAAATTTAATCTTGAAAAATTTCTTGCAGATTCTAAAGCCATTATTCGTGCTGACAGTCCTCCATTATTTTTGGAAATTAAAGTAAAAAAATCACAAGGAACTGCTAAAAACTTTAGCCTTGGATTTACTTTAAATAAATTTAAAAAAGAACAAAAAGAGGCACTTAAGAAATTAGGAAAAGAACTTTCAAAAAAGAAGAAAGATGAACTTATTAAATTATATATTGAAACATTTAAAGTACCAGAAATGAAAGAATCCGAAGATAAGAAAAAATTTGAGGCGGAAATACTTGCTCTATCTAGGAGGTTAAATAGAAAAATGACAAAAGAATCTCTTATTTCTGCTCTTAATGTTTATAATAATTCTATTACCGCTAATCCAAAATTTTCTAAAGAAATAGATAGGGCGTTGCGCTATTCTTTTAGGATTCTTCCGCAAAAGAAAGGAGAAACATTCAATGTTGAAGGAAGAAAAGTAGAAAATATAACAAGAGTATTTTATGCCTTAAATAAAAGAAGAGGGTATTTGGGAGCATCTGAAGATTTTGCACAGGCTCTTTTAGATACTAAAAAGGAAGAAATAACTTCAAGGGGAGTTCTTACTGGAAAGTTCGTTGCAAAAAAGAATTTAAAATTCAAAGAAATAAAAAAGGTAGATTTTTCAGAATTAAGTCTGAGTAATTTTTCTCTTTTAGCCAGACCCAATCCTAAAAGCACATTAGAATCAGAGCAAGAAAAACCGATAACAGACTTTACTTTAGAAGACTTGGTGCCTTTAAGTTTTCTAAATGAAAATGAGGAAGAATATTCTTTTGTTGCTAAATTGCGCACTAGCGCACTAATAGAGGAATTAACCGAAGAACCGGATATTATTGCCGATTTGAGAAGGGGACTAGAACCGATTGAGAATATTAAAGTAAATCTTCTTGAACTTAAATTTTCATTACCCTCTGCTTCTGATGTAGGAACAAGCAAAGCAGGCGGAAATTTCGCCGCCGCTATGAGAGCGTTAAAAGAGAGACTTAAGGAAATTAAAATCAAGGGTTCTTTTTTATCGGCAGAAAAAGCAGAATTTGATGCAAACCCTTACGGAAGTGGGGGACAAAATATTTCAGAACAAATGGAAAATCACATTGATTTAATGAAAGAGAGACTTGAAGACCTTGAAGATTTTGATATTGAAATTAGAGGACAAGCAGACGATATGGAGGAAGATTGATGTCAATAACCACCTCACCAAGCGATTATACTAACGCATACCATACTGGGTCGAAAATGGTTTTGGTTTTTATACTGACTATAAATCAGTTGCCCATTTGCTACAAGTTCCAGAATTTGGAACTACTACTTTTCCGACAATAAAACAAGTTGGAGCAATTATTAAAAGAATTGAAGGAATGGTTGATGATAAACTTAAAAGAAGTTATCGCCCAATCATAACAAAAAAAGAAATTCATAATTTTCAATTTAGGAATCATCCGGGTCAAACCTTATATGGAGGATATGTTGGGTTTATTCAATTGAGGCAGATGAAAGTTCGCAAGGTAGTTTCTCTGTTAGTTTGGTCGGGAAGCGGATATAAAGAAATTGCCTCTGCTCAAGCAAAAGTTCAACTAAAGGATAACTTTAGAGATATGCATTCTATTATTTTAGAACTACCAAATAGCGGAACTGCCTTTGAATTAGTTGCAGAGAATACTGTTGCTAGTTTGGGCGTTGATGAATTTTGTAATACTTTTGGAATTAAAACTACTGCTACGGAAATTACACATTTAGTTAATGAAGAGTTTCCTAGCACTTCTCAATATACTGGAGCAACAACATCAAAAAGCCTTACATCTTCTAATTTGTCTCTTTCAGACTTTTTCTTTGCCCAAAAGGAGGAAGGAAATGGCGGAACCGTCCTCGTTTCATCCCTACTTTCAGGAGACGACGGGGCTGATTGTGTCATCAAAGCCACCATAAAACAGACCTGCACAACGGTAAATGCTAGCAGTTCTATAACAGTTGCAGATTCAAGCAAACTTAAGGTTGGGATGACTGTTAGCGGAACAGGAATTACAGGAACGACTTCCACAATTACTTCTATAACAGACTCAACAACTATTGTTCTTTCTGCGACGGCAAGCGGAAGCGGTGAAAATACTCTTACTTTTACCACGACCGATGAAATTCCGGGGGTCTGTTCATTAACTGCATTTACCGACAAAGATGATATGCAAAGAACTGGCGACTATTGGCTATTGGGAGAAGAAGGCCGTATCTTCTTTTTGCAGGACTATCCCTTTCACACAAGAAATTCTGTATTTGTTTCATATGTTGCTGGAAATGCTAGAGTTCCCGCCGCAGTTCACGAAGCCACCACAAAACTAGTTGCGGCAGAAATTATAAGACATGACGACCAAAGCATTTTAATTGCAGAAACAGGGGCAAATATTTCAACAAAAGAAAAATATGATATTCTTAAAAAGGAAGCGATGGAGACTCTCAAAGGTAAATCTGACATTGTTTATTTTATTGATTAGGTGATTATATGTGGAAAGAGGTCATTAGAAAAAGCCGCTATAAGATGCCTGATGAAGAAAAGGTTTTTGCAGAAATTGATAGAATTATTGATAAATATGAACAAAAACTCCATGCACGAATTGAAGGGGCTGCTATTAAAATATATGAAAGAGATAGTCCTTATGAACAAAAAAATAGTTTCATATTAGATGAAGTTAAGAGTGGAAATGTTTTGGTTGAGGCTTATGCTTTAGAATATACAGACCCCAATCGGAGAGAGGAAGACGATAATTTAGTAAGATATGAATTTTATTATGTTGACCCACATTCTAGCGGATATGATAAAATTGATATTAATTCTGTTGTAATTTTTGGAAAGAAAGAAAAACAAGGAAATAGTAAGATTACCAATTATCCTGATGTTGATGATTATGATTCAAGAAGGTTCAAAAGAAGCGCAAAGAATTATGCTAGAAATAAAGCCATGATGATGGAACCTCCAGAAGAAAAGGGACTAGAACGGTATAAAAAATATGCAGATATAACCGAAGACCTCATGGAAGACATTTTAAGAGATATTGAGGGGTTATGAAATGGCAATTGAGATTGACATGAAATTATTCAATGAACTATTGCAGATTCAAAAAGAAAGAAAAATGGCTATGGATGAGTTGTCTCTTGCACTTGGTTATGATATATCATTTTCCGATGAAGAGGTGCAAAAATTTGCTATGGAAGAATATGAAAAATATGTCAATAAACAAATCAATGAAGAGGTGAAGAAATGGATGAAGTCTCTTTACTCATAGATTTGATTGATTCTAATTGGTCATCAAATGCTACGGCTTTAGTCTCAAGTGGTGATATTTCTGCTTCTCACGCAGTTGTCCCAGAAGTGATTGATATTAGAACAACTACTGCGAATAAAGGTGTTCGTGTAGATTTAAACCAATCGCCTGCTACAATTGTTGTTTTTGAAGATTCGCAGAATATTGAATACCCTACGGTGCATTATGATGTGCGACATGAAACTTATTCATTCACTTTACACATCCGAGTTCTCCATGATGAGAGGTCGGGGCTGGATGCTGATTATGGCAAAGACAGGCTAAGGGCTATATACTTGATACTTCGTAGAGTTCTTGAGAGCAAGCGCACAGGTTATACTGCCTCCGATGGTTCCCGTTTCCAGCAATTATTTGTAGGTTCCCGAAGCGAGTCAAATGACCGAGCAAAGCGATTATTTGGATATAAAGTAAGTTTAGAAGCAAAGCGATTCGCATTAAGTATTCCCTAGTAAGTTTGTTCAATAGGGGAGGAAAGCAACATGGCGATTAACACAGATATATTTTTAGGTAGCGGAGCAAATTTGGCATTAGTGCCGGAAACTGATTTGTATTTTGAGATTGATGCAAGCGAAAGTGGCGATAGAACAAATATTCATGCGGTTGCTGACTTCAAAAACAACTATCTTCTCGTTGAAGATATTTATGTTGGTTGCGTTGTTGATTATTACAATGCAGATGTTTCTACTACTGTTCCTGCTTCATCTCACATTATTACTTCCAATGATAGTGATTCAATTACGATTAGCCCCAGTATCGCAAGCACCATTACTTTAGCATCGGATGATAGCGACTTTGTTATCATTAGAAGTTATGGTGCGCCATGTGTCGGGCAAAAAAATTCAGATGTTAAAAGATTAAATGCTGATAACTGGCTCGGTGTTGTAGAATCTGCTTCTTTTCCAAATGTTGATGTTGAGGTTAAACAATTAAATTTGAGCCTCGGAACAACGAGAAACTACGAATACCAGTATAAGGGCATTGAAACTGCGAGTGGCGGAAACATTAACTTGGTTGCTAATCACGGTGCATTTTTGTATTATGCTTTAGGTTCCTGTTCTCAA